GCTTCAATGGCAAAGCTCGAAAAGGCAAGGGCGGCTATAAAGGCACGACCGAGAAAAGACCTGACAGGTCAGCGGTTCGGGCGGCTCGTCGTCCTCGGCCTTGCCGATGTGCCGGACAGGAATGGCTTCATTTTCTGGCGCGTCAAATGCGATTGCGGAACGGAAAAAATCATCATGCAGAACAACATCATGTACGGGCAGACGCGATCCTGCGGCTGTCTCGCAAACGAAGTGAGAGCGGCCAGAGCCGAACACATGAGGCAGGGCAGAAAGCCGAAAAAAGCGCCTGTGGAAGTCAAGAAGCCGAAAAGCGAGAAAACGGCCACTGTCCGAAAGGTTTACCCAACAAGAACCGCCGCAGAGTTTTTCCGCTTCTCCAAAGCGCACGGATGCAGCGTGTGCGCGGATAGGAAGGACTGCGACATGACATTCTGCAAATACGAAAAGGAGCTGACATCGTGAACGAAAAACAGGAAAAGAAGCGCCGGTACAATCTGCGCCTTGAGTTTATCGCGCATTTCAACAAGTGGCTGGACAGCGAGCCGCCCCGGTGGCGCTTTATCCGCTGGCGCAAGTGGAAGAACAGCCGACCGGTGTGGGAGGACGCGGCATGACCTACGAAGAAGCAAAACGAATCCTTCACCCGGACACTACGCGGGAAGCCCTTGCCGAGATCGGGTTCAAAGGCAAGGAGAAATTGCAGGAGGCGGTAGACGAGGCTTGCCTTATGGCGTGTGAGGCGCTGGACAAGCAGATTCCGAAAAAGCCGACCAGCGGCGTTGACAGGACATGGGGAACGCCTACGAAAGAAGCAATTTGTCCCGCATGTGATTACGCCCTTGGGCATTGGGAATTTATCGGCGGCGGTAAGAAAATCACATACTGCGAGCATTGCGGACAGGCGATTGATTGGGAGGGGTGGGAATGGCCAGATTGAAGCCTTGCCCGTTCTGTGGGAAACCCGTGTCGATTGTCTACAACTCACTTGACAGGGTGTTCAAAGTTTATCACACATACGGCGATGACGAATACAACTGCTGCATCATCGACCCGATACTGATTGATGCAGTGTCACTCAAAGATGCGTCTGATGCATGGAATAGGAGGGTTGACAATGGCTGAATACACGAAAGTTAAAACAGCACGGACGGTCATCTGCGAATTATGCAACGAGCTCTACCCAGACGATCCTTGTGAACCGGCAGACTGTGACTGGCTGCGGATGCTCGAAGAGGACGCGCTTTCCTGCGACAACTGCAAATGGCTCGGCAAGCGTTACCAGAAGTGCTCCTGCTGCCTGAGAAATCACGGTATTAAAGACAACTATGAGGGGAAAACGCCATGACACACAAAGACTTTTCAACGATTCAGCGCATGTTAGGTTTCATCGAGGGAGCTATATTTGACCACGACAAAAGCGTAAACTGCGGCATTCTCGACGCTATTGAAGTTATCGATGCAATTCTTGAAAAAGAAGTGCGAACGGACGGAGGCGATGACAATGGCTAAATACATGAGCAAAAAAGATGTTGTTTTCTATATTCGCAAAGAAGCTGAAGAAGCACAGAGCGCTTTTGAAGAGCTGGGCGGTGAAAGCGGAATAATTGCCGAAGCCTTTGAAGATTTGGCAAACGAGCTTGAAGATTTCCCCGCCACCGACGTTGCGCCTGTACGGCATGGAAAGTGGGTGCATTCTCGCTATGAAAACTGCTCAGAGCAGTTTGAAATGGTAAAGTGCTCGTGCTGCGGGCGTGAAGCTTATGCTATGGCGTTTTATGTGCGCGACGGGAATTACTGCCCAAACTGCGGAGCAAAGATGGACGGATGAAGAGTGGAGGGTGAAGAAAATGATTGATATCCACCAGACAATCAAGGCAGGGGCAGAAAGTATTTGCCCAAGCTGCGATCATTACCCCGTTTGTCGAGCGGTTGATAATCAACCTTGTGCAGAGTGCAACCAATATGCGCCAGTTGCACAGCACGGGAAATGGGTGTCGCTTGTCGTAAAACGGGAAGATTGGAAGGGCGTTTTGCATGATTTCTATCAGCCATATAGTTGCTCAATTTGTCTTGCGCCAAACACATTTATGGGAGAAAGCGCGTTCTGTCCCCATTGCGGTGCAAAAATGATAAAGGAGAAATAAAAATGTTTGGTCTTATCTCAAAAAAGAAGCTACAGGAAATTCTAGAATTTCTTTACAAAAACAACGACACCGAAAAAACAATCGGAGAAACCGTCGAGGAGCGCGTAAGGGATTTTTATTTCCGCTGTGGCGTTGCCAATGCAGTTAATTATGTCGGCAACAAACTCAATATAGATCGCAGTTGGCTGGGGAGGGGAAGTGCGGAATGAACGACTGCGAATCCTGCATCCACTACCCGCCGAGCGCTGCGGACGGAAAGCCCTGCTGCTTCTGCGAAACGACAGACCCGCTGCTGAATTGCTATCAGAGAAAGGATGACGAACTGGATGAAAATAACGTTTGAATTGCCGGATAACACCATAGGGGCAACCCTGTCGCTGCTGCTTAACCACGATGACTGTTACAAACTTGTAGCAGAATGCATCGGCACGTCCAATCTGCGGAGCGGGACTGTGGTTCAAATCGAAGAAAACGAATGGGGTGACAGCGATGCATAAACCATGCTACGGCAAATGCCCCCGCTGTGTGTGGTGGTTGAATGGGGGGTGTAGTGAATGGCAAGACTAATTGATGCAAATGCACTCATAAAAGAAGCTAACAAAGAAGGCGCTTATGGCTATGTAGACGCATTACAAATTGCAAATGCTCCCACTATTGACGCTGTGGAAGTTGTGCGGTGCAAGGACTGCAAATATCACAGAACGATTCTCAAGCGCGAAATGTGCGCAAAAAACGCAATAATGCTCGACGGGAACGAAGTCGGCTTGCGAGCGACAAGCGCAGATTTCTTCTGCGCACACGGAGAAAAAAGGAGAGCCGATTTTGTTGACGATAACAAAATCGGAGAAAGGAAAAACGATGTATAAGTCGCCGATAGAGCTTTTAACCGCCGAAATTCAGGCAAAACTTGAGGATGGCGTCGTTGATTTATTAAAACATATCGACATTAATGTGGACAAAGACGAGCTTATTCGCGCCTTGCGGTATGACCGCAAGCAATACGACAATGGGTTTTCAGATGGTCGATTGGCGGGACTTGATGAACAGTATGCCGGGATTGTCTGGTGCGCGGATTGTAAGTATTGCGGCAAAGGCGAGCCACTTACCTGCTTCCACCCGCGCGTAATAACGGCGTTCGGGGAAGTAAGTAAAATCGATTTTTGCTCATGGGGAAAAAGGAGAGACGATGAGCAGTAAATCCAAACGCAAGCCGAGAGACGTCTCCATGCACAAGGCCGTATCCATCGCCATGACGATCTTCGTTTGGGCATGGATGTCCTGCTTCCATCCATCGCAGGAGGACGTGAACCGCATGTCTGACGAGGTGCGCAACATCCGCGAGAGCGTGAACAGCCATAACCTCAACATCTGGGAAGTCAAAGACGCCATAAAGGACGAGTTCGGGTGGGAGGTTTG